GAAGCCCAGCTCATAAAAGCCGAAACAGAAGTTGACACCCGGCCCACCGAGGCTCAAAAAGAAGCCGGTAACTATAAGAAAGGGCATATTTCTATTGAGGGCATGGAGATATCCATTGAGAATCCTGCCGGATCTATCCGTAAAGGGAAAGATAAGACCGGTAAGGAGTGGTCTGTCATGCTCAATAATTCTTATGGTTATTTCCGCAGGTCCAAAGGGAAAGACGGAGATCAGATAGATGTATTCCTGGGAGATAACCTTACTCCTGAAAGTGTCTATATCATTGACCAGGTTGATCCTGAGACAGGTCAGTTTGATGAGCATAAGGTCATGCTTGGCTTTGACTCAGCGCAGAGTGCGAGGGAAAACTATCTTGCTAACTATGAGCCAGGATGGAAAGGTCTTGGTGCTATAACCAAGATGTCTATTGCTGACTTCAAGAAATGGCTGGGTGACGGTACCAGGACAAGGAAGCCGGTAGCACCGGAACTGATAAAAGAAGAAACTTTCCCTAAAAGCAGATTATCCCCTATTGATAAGATGCTTAACATGACAGGGCAGGAGATTGTCAATGAGTGGGAAGAATTAGTGTACCCTATTGATTTACTTAGTGAGCAGAATAAAAAACAGGCATTAGAGCTTCAAAAACAAAAGAAAGCTACAAGGAAAAAAGACGAAAGGGCCAAGTTTGATGAAAAGATAAAGCAATTACAAAACGAAACCCACAAAGCCTATGATGATCTTGAAAATGAATATGGTGAAAGAAATGAGCAATTATGGCAGTGGATAAAGTCTGAAATTAAAAGGAGGGGTATTTCTATACCGGAAGAGACTGAGGATGAAGATTATTATTTCTTCTCCGAGTTAATGAATGACATCTTTGAACGCCCGGGACGTGAGGTAACATGGTATATGAAGTTTAAAGATGTGTTTGATGAGCAGTTTAATGGGTGGGTAGAGAATAAGATATTTGCATCACTTAAGCCCAAAGCAGAAGAAAAGGCCAAACCAGAAGAAGCAATAGAGCCGAAAGCCGAACAAGCACCTGCAGCTCCCGAGACACGTGATCTGACAGGATTCCGCAAAGGGGACTTGGTTAAGAACGTCCAGACAGAGATGATATATGAGATTATTGCTCCGGCAAAGGACGGCAAAGTGCACCTCAAGGTAAAAGGAGGCAAAGAGATCATCAAGTTTAGTGCAAAACGTAAGCTTTTCGTTCCGGTACAGAAAGAGATAAAGGTTAAGGGAAAAAAGAGAGGCCCGATAACATTCAAGCCCGACAGTCCCTATGGCAGAGCCCTGAATAAGACACCGGAGAGTTTTGAGGAAGCAGTGATGCAGTTTTTCATTGGAGGAGGCAGGGTGAGAACGGATGACTTCAGGCGATACCTCGGGATAGATCCCATAAAAGAGAAATACCTGTGGGCTATCAAGAATGATGGGACTCACTTTGATGTTCTGCATGAGACTATGCCTAATAGCTTCGGCATAGAGGAACAGGGATCAATGGCTGAGATAAATGCTATTGGTGATGTACTGAGGAACTACCATACGAAAAATGAGATGGTCGAAGAACTGCTCAGACGTATGGACCAGCCCCTTGAGCAGGAGTTAGCACCAGAGGATGTCATTGAACAGATTGAGGATGCCACAGAGGAGAATGTTGAGGATACCGCTCCCGAAACTGTTGATAACCTTCTTGCTCAAATACTTGCCAGTAAGGAAACAATGTCTATCTTCACAAGTGGAAGGCACTTTGATGGGAATGGTAATATTGATTGGGCTAAGTTAAAGGACCTGGCAGAAAAAGACCCGGATCATTTTACTTTCTTCCCGTTCTCACTCAATGAAACAGAATTTGAAAACTTTAAAGCACTACTCAATGATACCGAAAGACAACGAGAACTATCGAGAAAGGTTGAAGGCTCTTATCCGATTGAGAGCAGAGGCGAAGGGGATATCCTTCGGCCAGGCACTCCTGGAGATGAAGAGAGAGATGGAGGGACTGCAGAAGAACCCGCAGAAGAGCCAGTCGGAGAACCCCCAGGGCCAGAAGTAAGAGAGTACCAATACAAGATGCTTGCCCGTCCCTTTGACATAGGGACGTTTCCAAAAGAGGGCTTCGTCAAAAGCGACAATGACCCCCAGGGCGGCTACCAGATCCTTACATATAACCGTAAACTAACTCCCGAAGAACAGAGGAAATGGGAGTTTCTTCCCCTTACTGAGATAGCAGAGATCAAGGGCAAGGAGTTTATTGACAAGGATGGCTATTACAGCAGGATATCCCTGTCATGGTTTGGTGGTGGCAAGTATGCTAAAGTATCAATGTATGATGCCGAGGGTAATCTTGTTGATGAGATATCCGGAATGAAGGCCAGCGAGATCCTTCAGAATGTGAATGAGGGATATTGGACGGAGAAGGAAGAAACTCCGGAAGAGAAACCTGAGTTTGTTGGCGAATATCTCAAAAAACATCCTGGTGCCTTTTTAAAAGCAAGCGATGGGTCATTGGATTTTGGGCATATACCTGCTGAAACTGGACTAAAAGAAGCTCCAATCAGACTAACAGAGGGCAATGATAGCCATGGTCTATTGCATATCATAGAGCAGCATGGCGAGGAAATAAAAAAGGCAGGATACAAGAATGTTCCTTCATTTGTAGAAGATGTTGCGAAGAATTATACTGTAATCAGAGCCGGTACTGTTTATCACGATAAGCCAACTTTTCTCCTTGAACTTGTTGATAAGCAAAACAGAACACTAATCGTTGAATTATCTCGTAATGGAGAATACTGGAATGTAAATTCGGCAGGAATATTCAGGAAGGGGTATTCTAAAAACAAAAAAGTTGTCTGGTCCATACCCGCATTAGGAATCAAGCAGTCCGCCACTACTGATGATATTGCGTACCCACCGGAAAACAAGAGCGGAACCGGCAAGGTTAGCGGGAACTCTCCTCAAACAACTTCTTTAGAAGACAAAGATACTAAAAAAGAGGAAACCAGTCAAGCCCTAGAGCAGAAAAAAACTGAGTTTGCCGGTGAGTACCTGGAGAAAAAGCCGGAAGAAAAGGTACTAAAAGAAGAAAAACCCAAAGGCCCTGACTATAAAACACCAAAAGGACAGGCAGAGCTTCTCAAATATCTCATTGATGCCGAAAATAACCTTGCCAGTAATCAGAAAGAGATAGCAAGCTTAAAGGATTCAGAGAGTTTGTCCCCTGTTAAACGTAAGGAATTAAAGCAAAGGGAGTTGCTTCAGGAGCAAAACCAGAAAAGAATTAATGACCTGAAAGAGCAGATTGATAATGACATCCTGCCACCCGAGAAACAAAATGAGATACGAAAGCTTATTCAGGAAACAAACACCCGGAATGCCGTTGTTGCCAACAGGATACTCAGACTCCAGGATGAAAGGGACACCAAAGAGAAATCCCTACAGAAGCGCAACACCCTGCTTGGTGATAGCAAGATAGAACAGGAGAAACAGGCCGGGATGCAGGATCTCTTTGGTATGGAAGAGGTGTTCCAGCCAAAGGCAGAGAACCTTCAGGCAGCACTAAAACCTTTTAACGATGGAATTAAGAAAGCCGAGGAGGAGATAGACCGCAATAACCAGCTTCTTGATGAGAAGATAGACCTGGTACTTAAAGGTACCCAGGAGGCTATTGATTGGGGTATCCCTCCTGCCGAAGCAGATGAAAAGGCCGAGGCTCCAAAAGAAGAAAACCCCGATGAGCTAAAGCTTGAGATAGTTGAAGTATCAAAGCCGTCTCAGAAAATCGAGGATTTCGGAGAGCATATCTCGGGAGCAAAAAAAGAGATAAGAGGCCAGCTTAAGAAGCATCTCGAGACCACAGACGAAGATCTGCTCATAACTCGATATCAAAGGTCCTACCCCCGGTTGATTACAAGAACCTCGTTGATAGCGGGATGGCTACACCCCAGGAGGCTGCCTTCCTTGCATATCTCCGCATGGGAATAGGACCAAAACCAAAATCACAGTATAAACAGGCGGGATGGCTCCGAAAAGTAAATGCCTATAAGGATGCTCTGAGATGGATCATTGAGAAAGAGGAGTTCATGGCAGCTCATGAGGGACAATCCATGATGGAGCTGCTTGAGAAGTCAGCCGATGTGTATCTCGTTAAGAGGATGAAGGATTATATCAGCACACTTGTTGAGCTGGGATTTCCTAATGATGTAACATCCCTGAAAGATTATGAGATAAAACATTTCGAGGGTGGAGTCCGGATAGACGGCAGGGGAGGAAAAATTGAAAGACCCGCCAGATGGACTATTGTTAAAGGACATTACATTGTTCAGGACTTTGAGACCAGGGAGCAGGCAATAGCCGGACTTAAATATATACTAACAACTGAAAATGAAGCTCCCCGGAAGGTCAAGTTTGACGTATGGAAGGAGAATGGCAAGAAAGGACTGTTCGTTGGTAAGAAAGTGGGTCCGGGGAAATACATTACCCTCGCAAGTGGGTTTGATAAGATTTCCGAGGTCAGGAAATATATCGAGAACCATCAGGAGGAACTTGAAAAGATGCTCGAACAGAAGAAGATCATTCCCTATGAACGTCCGGAAGAAAGAGGCCCAAGGATCGGAAAAGATTATCGTAAGGGTGAGAACGTCACACCTGAACTGTTCTCTCAGACATTCGGCTTTCGTGGTGTTCAGTTCGGCAACTACGTGGAGCAGTTAAAACGCCAGGAGGACCTTAATGAAGCCTATGACGCACTGATGGATCTCTCGGAGATACTTGGTCTGCCACCAATGGCACTGAGTCTCAGTGGTCAGCTTGGCATTGCCTTTGGTGCCCGGGGTACAGGAGGGAAACAGGCCCCAAGTGCTCACTATGAACCCGATGAGATCGTTATCAACCTCACCAAGAGTGCAGGCGCAGGATCATTGGCTCATGAGTGGTTCCATGCTGTTGATAACTATTTCTCAAGATCAAGGGGAGAGAAGTTCGGCTATCTTATAGAAAGACCTTTTCAGCTTATTAATAAAGACGGCACCAAGAGCGATCTGATACGTCCGGAGGTTATAGAGGCATTCAAGAATGTTGTGAACACTATTCACGGCTCCGGCCTCAGGCAGAGATCGAAGGAGCTGGATAAGCGCAGGACCAAAGACTATTGGAGTCAGCCTATTGAGATGGCGGCAAGGTCATTTGAAGCTTACATAAAGGCAAAACTGTCCGAGAGAGAGGTCAAGAATGACTACCTGGTCTCATTCAAGGATATTGTTGACTACATAATTGCAGCCGGAGGCGAAGAGGGTGTCTATCCATACCCCACGAAAGAAGAGTCTGAAAAGATATTCGGGGCATTTGATAACCTGTTCAGCGCAATCCAGACGAAAGAAGAAGATGGCAGGGTTGTTATGTACCGCACCTCAAGAGCGGGAGGCACAGCTAATAACAAGCCATTTCAGGAGTTCAGCGACAGGGATGCTATCAGAGCTGAGAAGGCTGCCGTGAAAGAGTTTGGCACTACAGACGACTGGAGGGAGGTAGGCTATATCACCTTTAATGGCAATAAGCTTGACTTCTCAGGCAAGAATGACGGAGGTATGCCCGGAGAAAGGGGCTATGATCACCGGCAGGTAAACTCAGCCCTGGATGGTATTGACCTTGGCAAATACGAAACGGATAAATACTGGCAGGACAGCGCATCCAACGGTATGTATGCCTTTCTGGATATGGGTAATATCCGTGTCAGCTCGTCATTCGGTGGTCTGGCCATGACAAAGATGCCTACCACAGAGCAGTTTCGGGAGATAAGGAATTTTATCCGGCATTATAACGGGATGATATCACTTGATCTCAATGACACAGGTGTTGAGTATAACAAATGGACCGATGAGGAACAGATCATTAATGATATCAAGAGGTTTTATAACGAAGGGATAGTCCCGTTGCCGGATTTCTCAGCATTCCGGAGCACACAGCCACAGGGCGAAGCATTGCTCGAGAGCGTAATAGGTGGCGAGACACCCAACTATGATCGCTATCTGACTGATAAGATCACTGAGCTCGGGGAGTCATTCAACACCCCGATAACCGTTGTCAGGAATAAATACGAGCTGCCGGTGCGCCTTCAAAGACAGATGCAGAGATACAAGGTATGGAACAGCAGGGTGACGGGATTATATGACCGGCAGACGGGAACAATATATGTGCTGCTGGATGATATCAAGGCGTTAGGAGCCGATAAGGCAATGGAAGAGGTAACAAAGACGGTGCTCCATGAGATAGTTGCCCACAAGGGACTGCCGGAGCTGCTCGGAGAAGAGGAATATGAAAGGTTCCTGGATGATCTCTATTGGGATATACCACAGGATGACAGGGCTCTTCTTATGTATGAATACAGCACTGATGACAAAAAGACCATAGCCGAGGAGTACCTGGGCATGATGGCAGAGGATAATATCAATCCCAACCTGTTTCAGAGGGTCCTTGCAAAGATACGTCAACTACTGCGCAGACTATTCCGGGTAAGCTATAGCGAAAATGACATACGTGATATGTTAAGGCGCTCCCAGGAGAACCTTCGCAGACCACAGACCAAAGACTATGAGTTTGCAGGGGAGTATCTTGAGGGCGGTAAGCCTCAATATAGAACAGATATTAATACCCAGGCATTCAAAAAATGGTTTGGGAACAGTAAGGTCGTGGACCAGTGGGGCAGGCCAAGAGTGGTTCATCATGGCGCATTCACAAACGATATTGCTGAAAGATTCTATGTATTTGATGGACTTGAGGCAATAGGATGGTTTGCAGAAGATATGGAACTTGCTGAGAGGTATAACATAAATGACTGGATGTATGATGTCTATCTATCCATACAGAAGCCCTTTTATCTCGAGGGGGATATGAATGATGATATTACAAAAGAGGAATTTGAAGAAAGGATAGGTTTTAAATTGAGATATTCTGCACTTGATAAATATAAAGGCAATGATGAAGGGAAGGTGTGGGAATATGTTGGAAACACCGTGACAAGCTTTCAGCAACAACTAAGAGAGCAAGGTTATGATGGCATAAATGTAAGGGAAGCAGGATTTACCACCTGGGGTGTTATAAAGGATCAATCACAGATAAAATCGGCCTACGAAAATATAGGCACCTTTGATATTTCCAATCCGGACATAAGATATCGTGTAAGACAGAAGGTAAAACAGACCCTTTTGGAGCAGGCTGCAGAAGCATACAGCGAGAAAGAGAAGAAAAGGCAGTTAGGTGAGACCATGCAGGGTATCCGTGAATATTTTCAGGATCTTAACCTGCCTATCCGCAGATTTGAGGAAGAGGTTATTAAACGTGGAGGACAGCAGGATAATCAGTCAAAGCCTTACCGGGATCTTAACCTGTCCTTCGGCAGGCATGAAAAGCTATATAATGACTTCTTTGACGAGAAGATGAAGCCGGTGCTTGATGCTATTGCTCAGCTAAAGAAAGCAGGAGTGCCGGGAGAGAACATACTGCCCTATATCATCTGCAAGCATGCTATTGAAAGGAATGCTACAATGAGAGGCCGTGAGCTCCGGGAGTGGGTTGATAACAATAAGAACGCCACATTCGAGGATATAGAGGCGCAGAAAGAGGCTCTGAAAGATAAGGACTACTCAGGAGTGATGGGCTTCGATAAAGATGGAAGTTACACCAACCCTGATGAGCTGGCCAGGGATATTGTCAAAGAGTTTGAGTCACAGGTTCAGAACAAGAAGCTTATAGACAACCTGTGGTCAACCACCAAGGCCGCCACAAACACTATCCTTGATGCCTGGGAAGATGGTCTGCAGATATCTCCCGAGCGCAAGAAGGAATACCAGGAGCAGTACAGGTTTTACGTTCCCCTTCGTGGGTGGAGGGAGGGAGCAGCCAAGGATCTTGTTTATACTAAAGGCGAGGGTTTCTCAAAATCCCTTCGCCATGCAGAGGGAAGGAAATCCCTTGCAGATAACCCACTGGCATATATACAACAGGTGGCATTTCAGGCAATAGCCGAGCAGATTGACAATGAGGTCAAGACGTCCATGAGCAATCTTATCATACGCAACCTGAAGAATAATGAGATACATGAGCTGGCGACAATAAAGAAACTGTACTATGTGAAAGTGCATCTGCCTGATGGTACCCATGAATGGGAACCAACAACAGACAGGCCATCACCGGAGTTGTTTGAGAGTGGTGAGGCGACACAGAAGATATACCGGGCTCATGAGAGGCTGAGAGCTCCCCGTCAGGCAAAGGAACACGAGGTATATGTCCACCGTCCCGGAGGGGATCTGGTCATGATCTTCAAAGGCAAGAACCTGCCGGTAGCACAGGCCCTTAATAAACAGAACTATATATATCGCAATGTCTTTGGCCACTATGATGCCAGGGATATAAACAAGGCATTCATGCTGATGGGGCATATAAACAATATGCTCAAGGCCGCTTATACGTCATGGAACGTGGTGTTCCCGTTCACGAACTTCATGAGGGACTTCCAGGAGGCATCTATAACCCAGGCTATCAAGCAGGGCACGGGACTAAAGGTGATAAGAAACTACAAACATGCCTTCCCGGCCATAGCCCGGCATATAGCAGGCAGATCAGATTTAAAGAAACCTATTGACCGTGAGCTGGATGATTTCTACCGTCTCGGAGGAGCAACGGGATATACTCATCTCAAGACTCCCGAAGAGATAGAGAAAGATATTAACAACGAGATTAAACGGATGGTCCGGGAAGGGACGTTAAGAGGAGACATGCAGAACAGTGCAATAACATTCCTTAATGCCGTTGAGGCATGGAACCGTATCTTTGAGGATGCGACAAGGTTCGCTGTTTATCGTGCCTCACTCGCTGCCGGTAATACCAAAGAAGATGCTGCCATAGATGCGAAAGAGGCATCCGTTAACTTCAACCGCAAAGGCAAAGGCTCCAAAGCTTGGGATGCGTGGTTTGCCTTCTTTAACGTAGCCCTTCAGAGCATGCAGAAGAATTTCTCCCTGGCCAAGCATCACACAGGCAGGTTCAGTGCTGTGGCATTATCATTTATCACTGTAGGGTTCATTGAGGCTATGATGAATGCACTGTTTGATGATGATGATGACAGCTCTTACTATAATATCAACCCCTACATGAGGCATAACTATCTGGTTATCCCAAATGTAATATCCCTGATAAAAGGAGAAGGCAAGGGAGACAAGTATCTGAGCATACCTCTTCCGCAGTTCTGGAGGGGATTCAAGTCAATGGGAGCTATAGGGTTCGATATCGCTACCAAGAGAACTAAAGTCATAGACGGCATCATGGATGCCCTGGGTAACTTCGGATCATCCCTACTGCCTGTTGATATCGGGGGTTTCTGGAAGAGCGGGGAGTTCAGCTTCGCTCCTATAATGCCCACAGTGATAAAGCCTATAGTGGAGGTAGCTGAGAATAAAAACTATATGGGCTATGCTATCATGAATGAGCCTTTCACCAGGGATCAGAAAAAGATACTGGCCAATGCCGGACTCGGGAAGAAGAACGTATCGCCTGCAGCCAAATTCTTTACAGACATGCTGTTCCGTTGGGGAGGTGGAGACACCAAGTACAAATATTATTACGATGAAGCAAAGGGCAGACACCGCAAGGTCCCGGGAGTGCTCGATATCAACCCCTCGGCAATAGAGCATCTGTTCAAAGGCTATACCGGTGGTACAGGAGCCGTATTCTCGGATATGATAACTACCATATCCCAGGCATTTGATCCGGAGGAGGAGATAGACTTCCGTAATACGCCTTTTGTGAACCGCTTTATACGAAAGACACCGGAGGCCAAATGGAACATCATAAAAGAGTATTACGACCTGAGAGATGATAGCAAGGTAACGAACCTGCTCAGCAAGGAGTACTGGAAGTCAGGAAGCTACGATAAGGCCATGTCAATCCTTGGTGATGAGTACTCCATGAAGTACATCCAGATAATCAAACATTATGAGTCAGCATTGGATGATGCGGCTAAAGCTATGGACTACGATACCGTTGAAGGCAGTGACCTTACCATTGAGCTTATGCGCCAGTGCATAATAGATATCAGGGACCTTAAAGAGGAACATGGGAAGAAATAAAACATATAAGAGATGAAAATTATAACGAGCAAAGAGGAGCTTCAGGGGCTCACGAACACAGAGCTTGGAATGCGGAAGCAGAAGATCGTTCATATCAAGGACAAGTCAGATATGGAGGCTAAAATGGAAAACATGCAGCTTCTTGATGAGTGTCGCAGATATTGGGATTCTCTTAGGGATTTCCGGGATCGTAGGCTTCGTAACAGGAGATATTACCGGGGCGACCACTGGAGTGATATCATCCTGGACCCGGACTCATCTGCCGCCAGTCCTTCGTATATCACAGAGGAGACATACCTGAAGCGTCAGGGCAAGGTCCCATTAAAACAGAACCTTATCGGTAAGAATATCCGCAACCTTATAGGACAGTATCTTAGTAATCCATCACAGACCGTTGTTCTTACAAGAGTAAGAGAGAAAGCAGAGGTGACAGAGATGCTTACCAATGCCCTGCAATGTGCGCTGCAGAATAACAAGTCAGCCCTTCTTGACATATCCTCCTTCCGTGAGGCTGCCCTTTCCGGAGCTCCCGTTCAAAAGGTGGGATACAGCTATTTCAGGGAAAGAAACCTTGAAGATGTACTTATAGAGAATGTCTCTTCTGCCAGGATGTTCTTCAATACCGATGTGTCGGATATCCGGCTGAATGATCTGAGGCTCGTTGGAGAGATCATTGACACAACGGTTGACGATATTGTCTCAAACTTCGCTAAGAGCAGAGCTGATGAGAAAAAGATAAGAGAGATCTATTCCTCGATGGTGGACAGGGAGTTTCTTGGACTTATGGGACTGGACTCAACGAGAATAGACAGCCTGGACTTCTTTAATCCAATAGACACCAACAAGGCAAGATTGTTCGAGGTATGGCGCCTTAAACAGGAATGGAGGACCTATGCTCATGACCCGATAGACGGCAGTTATAAAATCGTACCATACACTCTGAAAGAGATAGCCCAGCAGAATGAAGAAAGGCTTCGGATAGGAAGGGAACAAGGATTACCAGATGAAGAGATCCCTCTTATTGAAGCAGAAGATAAGGCAGAGCAGTTTTGGTATGTTAAGTTCCTTACCCCATTCGGCCATTGCCTATTTGAAGGAGAGACACCATACAAGCACGAGGGGCATCCATATATCATATCCCTGTCACCATTCGTTGACGGGGAGGTATGGGGCATTATTGAGGATATGATAGACCAGCAGAGGTATATCAACCGCCTTGTCATACAGAATGATATGATAATAGGGGCCTCTGCAAAAGGTGTGCTAATGGTACCGGAGGATGTGGTTCCGGATGAAATGACACGACTTGAGTTTGCCCGGGAGTGGGTAAAGACCAATGGAGTGATCTTCTATAAACCCAACAGCAATCACGGCAAGATACCTGAGCAGATAAGTGCCAACTCAACGAATGTGGGCATACATGAGATGCTTGCCCTGCAGATGAACCTCTTTCAGGACGTATCGGGTATCCATAATGCTATACAGGGCAAAGAGGCTCTGTCAGGAACACCGGCCTCGCTGTATGCACAACAGGCACAGAACGCCACTATCAATACCCTTGAAATGATGGCATATTTCGAGCATTTCCTTGAAAGCCGTGACAGAAAGGTTCTCAAGACCATTTATTTCGAGCATTTCCTTGAAAGCCGTGACAGGAAGGTTCTCAAGACCATTGCTCAGTTTTATGATGACAAGAGGTATCTGGCAATAAACGGAAGGAGCCTTAATGAGGACAGTCATCTATATGACCCGGACCTTGTTAAGGATATTGACTTTGATGTTGTCGTTACCCAGGGAACAGATACTCCGGTCTATCGTCAGCTTATTGACTCTACACTTCTGGAGCTCCTTAAGGGACAGCTTATAGACCTTGAGATGTATCTTGAGCAGACCTCACTGCCGTTTGCTGATAAACTCCTTCAGGCAGTACGTCAGCGTCAGCAGATGGCAGCACAGGGACAGATACCGGGGGCATTCCCTCCGGAGCTCATGGAACAGGTCAGTCAGGGTGCTAATCCTCAGGCAATGGCAATGATAAATAAGGCATTAGGCGCTGGAGCCTGATATATGTTGAACTAAAACAATGATTATGAAGAAAGGGAACGAGGTACACCTTTATCATTCAGATACAGGTGTTTATATCAAAACGTATTCTTCTAACACGCAGTTTGAACGGGAAAATGGCCTGTACAGGGGTGCAATAAGAGAATATCTCAATGGCAGGAGAAAGACCTTCCCATTGCTTATATCAACCGTCAGGTATGATATTCACCCGGACATAGCGGGATTGCCGGCTACGGACATAGAATCGCCGCCCTCCCCGTCAATGGCCATAGCTAATACCTTGTCAGAAGATGAACTTCGCAGGAAGCATGATATGTTCTTTATGATATACACCTTCGTAAAGAACATCCCGGATAGCCGGTTTGTAGAAGAGTCGGGCATGCTCCGGCAGCTTGGACTTCTTGGAAAACCAAGATACCGGGAGGCCCTGTCAAGGCCCGAACTGAAGGAGTATAAAGGACGGGTTGATGGTGTCACTTATTACGGCACCCAGGCATCCGTCAGGAAACTTAAACAAGAAGGAGTATTACAATGACATTTCTTTCTGAGGAACAACTTAAAGGACGGCATGACGAGGAGAAACAGCAGCTCCATCGTGAGATCCGGGAGAAAGACACAGCGCTGAGACAGTACCGTAAGGAACATGGGCGGCTGGAAGTCTTTTTTAACAGGGTGATATCATGCCTCACCCCTATTGAACCGCTACAGTCTGTGTTTGAGAAAACATATAAACAGAAAAAAGGCACTGACCGGTCAGAGGTTATACCGGTCAAGCATATCACAGACTCCCACATGGGAGCCGTACAGGAGGCCAGCGAGATTGAATACTTCAATGAGTTCAACCCTGAGATATGCGACCGCAGGAACATAGGATTCACCCAGGGCTTCATTGATTGGGTTTTGCTGCATCGTAATGCTTATAACATACGACAATGCAATGTGATCTTCACAGGAGATCTTCTTAGTGGCGATATCCATGACGAGCTCAGAATCACAAATGCCTTCCCTGTTCCAGAACAGGTTGTCAGGGCAGCACAGATACATACTAAGCAGATAGCCCTCCTTGCACCATATTTTGAAAAAGTGACAGTGGACTTCCTGACGGAGGATAACCACAGCCGTCTTACCAAGAAACCCCAGGCGAAAGAGGCCGGTATTAACTCATACGGATATCTTATTGCCAGGATGATGGAGGCTTACCTTGGCGGGCATGATAATGTGGTATTTAACATACATGCCATGTATGAGAAGGTTGTCCGTATCAGCACAATGAACTACCTTATTGCCCACATGCACGAGGTAAAAGCATGGATGGGTATTCCCTGGTATGGTATCGAGAGAAGAACCGCAAGAGAGGCTACGGCCAGGCAGAGTATTATCATGAACGACACGTCCCGGTCATTGGAGGTGGGCTTTAACAAGATGATAGGAGGTCATTTTCATACACCTTTCGACTCCCCTCTGTATTGCGGAGGTGGATCGGTAAGTGGAACGGATGCCTTTGACCATAAGCATGGCCGTCATGCCGAGCCGAGTCAGAGCGCATGGATGGTTCACCCCGAGCACGGGGAGTTTAACAGGATCAACTTCTGGTTGAAACGGTACGATAAAATAGCGGGATGATGAATATTGTGGTAATCACCTGGGAGGACAGCTTCAGTATGGATAACTGGCAGACACGCCAGGGAGCCATTGCTAACACCGAAAGACCGATGACCTGTCAGACCATAGGTTTTGTGCTTAAGGAATCGAAGGACACCATTACTGTGTGCCATACTGCCAATGAAGAGGACCAGGTGTGTGGTGTCATGCAGATACCGAGAAGATGTATTGTCAAAATCAGGAAATTAAAATAACAGGTTTCTTCATAGGTTAGGTTTAGGTTTGGCCCCTGGTACGAGTTGCCGGGGGCTTTTTTACGACAATATACCTTACCCATGCGTATCTCTTTCTCGTTTTCAGGTAGTCAGGATCATTAGCATTAAGATATGCTTCCCTCTCGAAGCTTAAGTTCATGTATGCACCCCTGGGAGGCATAATGGCCTTAATGATCCATTCCAGCAGGTACCAGAGATAGAAAAAGATACAGAGCATCTCTTTTTGCTGCTCCCAATGTATTTTCTCATGCCTAATGCTGATCTCTCTTGGGCTATCAGACCGGAAATATATCCCGAAAGGAAACAGGCATATCCCTGTAACATTTGGCATGACCAGCATCATAAACCAGTTCATAGTGAAGATCTTCATAGTTGCCAACTTTTTGGTTTTGCAACAAATAACCTTAACTCGTGCCTATACCCATCAAGGGCATTAGCTCTTAATGGATAAGTTCTTTGAACACGCTTTTCTATAAAAGGGGCGACTTGGTCCATAAATTTTCTTAACTGGATCTCTTCATATACTTTTACCTGGAACTCCGGATTTCTTGCATTTATAAATTCTGCATAGGTTATATCGCACTCCATACGCAACATTTGTATATCGAACTTACTTTCGTCAATGATCTTTGGGCGGGCATCATTTAACTTGATGTAGCCAAATTTTAAGAGCAATCTGTCAATTATTTTCATTTCTGGTTGTTTTTATAATAGACTCTAATAACTTCTTACTGAACTCCCTCATATCCTCCAGGTGCTTCTCTGTCGCAAGGAGCTTACCCTCAATAAGGCTCTCATCTCTTGTTTTGATTGGGACGTTATTTGCATATTCAACCACTGCTTTAAGGAAGGAGTTAAATATGAACTCACTCATTGTCAGTAATGGCTTAAATGTTTTCAAGGCTAGCTCGTTTTCCGCAGTGACCTCCTGCTCAACTATCCTCCCGTCCTCTGCTCCAATTATGAAAAGTCTTGTACCATCAATGACCTGACCATATATTGATACATTAAAGGAAGCGTAATCGTGGTTAACGATAAGTTTTAGGTTTTGATAATTTTTCATTGGCATATTGTATTTTCATTGTATAAGATATTGTAGTGTTATCAGTTCTCCATGATGTTCTATATCCCGGTATGGCACGGAAGGAAATAACTGCAGAGCAATAGCATCAGTTCTCCATGATGTTTAATATCCCGGTATGGCACGGAAGGGAATAACTGCAAAGCAATAGCCAATGGCTCATAATCGCCGGCTATCCGGTAGAAATAATTCTCATCGAGCAAATAGATAATATATAGACACTCAAGGATACGGGGCAAATAAATAGCCTGGGATGGTTCATTATCGAAGATCTCATGACATGAGTGATGGGCCAGCCCTGTGTTTAGCTTCATCGTCTGCAGTTCCACCGAGTATGACCGTCTGATAAGATGAGCCAACTGACCTCCCTCCTTCCTTCGTATCTCATGTCCACAAAATATACACAGGGGCCAGTGGTTCCAGTACCAGGATTTGATCTGGTCAAGTCTCCGGTCTATTTGGGATCGGGTGAGCATTTATCTGGATGATTTGGTAAAGGCATGTAATGCGTTACTCCCATACGGCTCCATCCTGGGATACTGAAGATTCTATCAGAATCAGCAGTATATCCATAGGCATAGGCCTCGGCCCAATGGACATATTTGTTGCTATCGTATGGGTCAATCCCCGCTACAATGAATATTTGCTCCTCTCCTTTTTTGTATTCAGGAAGCTTATCCTTGATCGAAATCCATTTCATCATATTATGTGATGGTTATGTGATTAAAAGTCTCCCTCGGCAACCTGAAGGCAGGTATATCCAAGCTCTCTCCATTTCTTGACCATTGAGCTGCGATCCTCCAGGATTAAAGCAACATCGTCCTTTGTCATAAGACTCCTATTGAAAAGATCATGAAGAAGCTCTGGTTTCACCTCTGTATCTTCTCTCTCATCACCATCTTTTCTCATAAGAAGAGTATGATCGCACAGCTCTCTCATATTTTGGTAAAACCAGAACTCGGTCTTTTTCCGGCAACACTCCCTCCTTCCTGTGCAGAATAAAATCAGATATCCCGCTTTCTCGAGCCTTACGACTAATTCAAGTATAGGATATATCGGCTCGTCCTCAAAGCAATCCTCATAGAATGCGTCCCAATCTTTTGGCTCCTGCTTGATATACTTCAGCCTTTCCCCTGGCCGGGAGAGGGTGCCGTCAATATCAACTACTACTATGTTCTTTCCCATCTTTCTTGTTTTTAGGTTTCTTTTCCTCTGGATCTTTCTTTATCAGTCCGGCTTTCTTTGCCTCCTGTACCGTGACGGGCCCACCAGAGATAATATGCCCCACGAATGAACTTTTCTTTTCCATCACCGAAGCTTGTAGTAATACTTCATGGTATTTTTGGCATGGTGATTATCACTCCATGTCCTACACCCGTAATCTTTTTTGCTTACAGGCTTGAAGTTTCTCGCATGATACATCTGATATGCGCATCCTGAAAGGCAGGCTGTCATTAAGAGAGCTGCCAAGAGAAATAAAATCTTTTTCATAATAGTGATTTGTTTATTCATTGTGACAATACTTCTTATATGTCTCCGGTATCTGCCGGCGATACCTTCGTAGTTGCGAGTACATCCATGCCCTCTGTCTCTCGGTAAGCACTTTCTCCGGAGAATCCCTGGCGACAGAGGCAAGGAAACGGGCAAACTTCTTCTCAAAGCTCCCGGGCAGATAAACACAGGTTGCAAGACTGAGAGCTATATCTTTTTCTTCTGCTGTCATAGCCTCTTATGTTCTACCTTATCATGATCGAAGTCTAGCTCTGGAACGAAAGCCTCATTAGGGAGCGGGATAGTTATATGAAGCTCGAGCTCGGCATCTGCACGAACCTGGAAGATATAATCCCATATCTGCTTCTCGTCAAGCTTTGCTGTGGATGCTGTAGGCTCAATCCAGAACATATACTGACAATGCAAAAGATGATAGATGAAGTCATACTGGATCAGGAATTTTTGCTTGTAAGCTTCATGTATCTCCATAGGAGAATGACCGGTGGCTTCTGAGATAAACTTCAATACAACGCCCCAATAATACTTATTGCTTTCCAGTGACCTGGTGGGATAGATATCTTGGAATGCGTACTTAAAGGGCAATCGCATCTGCTTTATCCTTTCAACAAGTTCAAGGACCTGGTTTTTGTTTCTGACTACTCCGAAGTTCATATTCATGGCAGATCTGTTATTTCATTATAGGCATCATATTCCTGCTTCTTACCTCCGGTGTTAACACGGAACTCGTCAACCAGGACATAGGTGAAATAGTGCTTCTCGCCATTGTTGTCTGTCCATATATCAACAGCCAGCTTGCCGTCAAGGGAGATGTTAGTTCCTTTCTGGATAAGCCTCTCGGCACGTTTTGCCAGCTCACCCCAACATGACAGGTTGTGCCAGGTCGTTTTATCATTCCACTGACCGGAGCGGTCTTTGTATCCGTCATTGGTGGCAAGTACCATCTTGGCGACAACTGTATTATTGGCATTATAGGTCACTTCCGGATCTTTGCCAACATTCCCCGTAAGCATTACTCGGTTGTTTAATCTACTCATAGCATTACCTCTTTAACCGTATTCTTACCTCGATCTCCAGCCCTATCTTTGTTGTCAGGGCATCCTTTGATGTTGCGCCATGAAGTATTTCATTTAGCAACGCCCCTTGATCTAATGGACTTACAAGGAAGCCCTCAAACAGTGCTTCCTTCTTTGACTCTTCCCCTGCCTTGGTGTCGGTCTGTTTCTCTTTCCTGGCAGCTTCTTCTTTAAGGAATTTCTTTGCTCCCTCGGACACGGCCTCTCTCTTCTTACTTTCTTTCAAAAGTTTATCCCTGATCTCTTTCGCCCCGGGTTTGGCCCGGATAACCGGCTCTTGCTTGCTCTCATTAGCGGGAGCTTCCTTTTTCACCGGCTCTTTCTCTTCCGGCTGAGTCGCCGGGGGCTTGTAGTCCTTGAGTTTTTTCCCTGAGTACATCCAATCCTTGAACTGCAACCAGACCCTTTCGGGTATTCTGTTCCAGTATTTGGGGTTGCGCATATAGGTCAGATGGACCGGATCAGCGTCAAACTGCTTCGCAACGATCACGTTCATCAGCTTCTCATCGTCCTGGGCATTGCTTACGGCTATGACTACCTTTTCTTTTGTAATCTCATTCATGGCTTTCTTTTTTAAGTTGTTGTTGGTTATATTGATCTCTTATTATCTCATTGCTTGTGACAATATCTACTGCTGTACGGAGCAGTTCTGTATAGTTCATCTTACGAAACACGCCCCTGGATGTCCATAACTTGACCTCATCGCTATTAAGTGCGCTATACACTCCTCTGGCATCCCGGAGGACATAATAAGTCCTGCCGTCCTCCTTGTTGCGGATTCTTGCCCTGTAAATAGCCCTGTTAATATTCCTTGTCTCTCGCTTCAGGCTCCAGCGATCCGTGAGGTGCTGGCGATATTCCATAAAGTCAATTTTGATCCTTGTCCAGATGTCAATAAAGATGTTACCCATAGCTATCAGTTTATATATTGTTCAATCTCGTTTAGTATCTGTGTGTCACCAACATACACAACAACAACACCGTTGATGCTGCGTTTTAGAATGACCTTCTTCTCCCTTGCCAGCTCCCTGAGTGCCTCGTTGATATCCCGGTCGAGGGCTTGAGCTATCTTTAACCTCGATATGAAAGGCCATCCTTTGGCCCGGTACTGATCAAGCCAGTAATCAATGATTTGTTGTTTTAATTCGTTCATAAGCTTGCCTCCGATACTATTGTTCTGTTAATCACACTTTCTGATCCTGTGGCCACCTTAGGTGTCGGCATATATTTGAAACAGATCCATACCCCTATTGCCGTTGCCATGACATGATCATCATGGCATCCTTCGGCTGCACCGTATCTGCCATTGGGTTTTACTTCATAGGTATCCATCTCATCACAGGCCCTACGGTCTCTCTCTATATATGCACCTTCCCTCAGGGCTCCATTAAGCTCATCTATCACCATAGGCTTCGTGGAGCGGTCGGTAAAGAACCCATATCTCACGGGCAGTCCATGTCTTACCTTCTCTGGATCGGATCTGGCATAGATGTTACGATAAAATCTCACTATCTCATCAAGTACTGTCAGGGAGTGGTCGCCTTCACTTCCTTCGATCTCTTCCTTGTCCAGGCTATTGAACTCTATCACAAGGAGAGCATTATTATAGAATGATGCTATCTGTGCGGCCTTCCACGAGACAAGATCCTGATCGAGATGGCCAGCCCATACTGCAACAACCTCTGGCTTGCCTCCATCTTTCATCCAGTACCGATCAATGACTTTTATCACTGACCAGTCGGCCTTATGTGTCCTGCCTCCTATGTCAACGACGACAGCATACCTGTTGGTTATATTCTCAGTTTTGTCCGGCAGTCCCCATATATAAAGGTCCCCATTAGGTGTCTGACGAAACTCGACATTCCTGAAGGCTCCCCTCCCCTTTGATGAATCAGCGAAGATATCTCCTCTGAACTCCGGCTCAATACAATTTTTGCGGGCATTCTGAACATACTGCGGACTGAATACCCTGGCTCCGGTATATTGAAAGCTCTCCTCCCATGTACTCGGAAATTCCGACATCATACGCCAGTCATCATAGTTCTTTCGTCTTTTGAAGTCTGTGTACCATTTGATGCCTTCCAATGTGGCCCCAAGGTTCCATAGGTAAGAGGCATAAGCATCTGCCTTCATCCATGTAATAAACTCATGGAGGTTACCTATAGGCTTCTGGTACATCTCTATCTCGTACCAGGGGATAAACACCGGAACATAACCACTCCTTCCTTCAATAGCCGCAGTCCACTCCCTGTGGAAAAAGTTACCAACACCCTTGGCTGTTGACTCAAGTATCTCAAGGGAATAAGGTACATCGGGGATACTGCCCCTGATATTCTGAACAAGGTCTTCCGGAGTCTTACCGAGCGTTGCCTTAAAGGAACCTACCTCGCTAAGGTGCGCCATTGCGATATCGTATGAACGAAGGTTCTCTGGCTTTTGAGCTGAACCTACCCCGATTATACACTCCCTCTCCCTGATCATCCGGCAGTTTGTGGAGCCTTCGTATGGCACAAGTACTATCTCTCCTCCTGCTTCTTCAGGGTAGTTCTTTGCCAGGCGTGTGTACATACCACGTATGTTACGTGCCTGGTTCTCAACATCGGCAATGACAACACTGTGCCACCCTGTCTTGTGAACTATCTGTATCCAGGCCATGTATATCTCCGTCATCGTTGACCCTCCCCACTGACGGGCTTTGTCAATGATTGCACGTATGGGCTCATCGGCCAGGCGCATCTTTTCGAGCTCCGCAAGGTATTTCCGTTGGGGAAAGTTGAGCTTGAAAGGGATGATCTGTTTGGATTTCTTGTCCTGGATCTTCGCATTAGTGAAACCCCAGAACTCGAAATCATACCTCTCCCTTATGTTACTTATGCCCTTGATAAAGCCCTCAATAGATTGCGGTGTCACCGGCAGATCAAGTTTCCTGAGGAACTTTTCGACAGAACCCTGCCTGTTTAAGACATCGAAAAGCTTTTCATTTTCGTCATACATGCTGGCAGGGATATAATACCACAGCTTATTGCCCTGTGCTGTAAAGACTACAAGCTTTCTCTCCAGTGGAGAACCCTCACCGGTGACCGGATTATAGTAAGAATGAAGGACAGCATTCCTTTTACTATTCTCCTCGATAATAGCTGTAATCTCTTCTTTGGTCATATCAGTAAAACCTGTTACTTCCTGTTCTTAAGCATGTTGTTAACCACATGATAGACATGGCCTACTGACCAGCCAAGCCGAAATGCAACCTCCTCATACAAATGTTTCTTGCTGGTGTACGGTGCATGTTCTTTGAACTTAGCCAGGAACTCAGCATGGGCTTTCTCATACTCCTCGAATATCTCTTCATGTCTCTTGTGGGTCTTTGTCTCTCTCGTCTTACCCATAATGCTACAATCTTATAGCAAATATAGGACTAATAAACAACACTTGTAGTTTATTAATCAAATAGTTTATCAACTATATACATAGATTTGAATGCTGATGATACTATAATGTTATAGCATTTAATGATAAACTAAAAATCAGATAATTATGGCAGAAGGAGCAGCAAGTTCAGCAGGTCAGTCGGCTGGAATATCCTCGTCAGGAGAAGCCGGATCTGTTAATAACCCATTGCAGTCAGCCCCTGATGGTAATACCCAAAAGGCTGAAAGCACAGAGAAACCAAAAGATACTTCCGTAAAGGCTGAGAAGGCCCAGGATAAACCCAAGAAGAAAGAAGCCACTGATGTGTCCGGTGATGAAGCTCCCGAGGGAGCCGAGAAGAGTGAAGTTAAGAAACACCGGTACGCAGATAAGCTTACGAAGGCATTCCCTGACAGGAAGTTTGAGAAAGATGAGGATTACGATACTGCCCTGGATGAGCACTTAGAAGGGCTTGAACAGTACAAGGACCGGGCAGTAAAGATCAACAGCAAGCTCATGGCCGGATTTGAAGCCGAGCCTGCCGTTGGTGACGCAATAAGGGACTGGCTTAACGGAAGCACCTTCCGGGCTGCCATTGCAAGGCATTTCTCCCCTGACGATTTCACCCCACAGGAGGGTGATGAAGATTACGAAGTATGGAATAAGAACAAGACCAAGAGGGAGGAGGATCTTGCCAGACGGAGGCAGCTCATGGAAGAGAGGGACAACAACCTCAAAGTAAGCCAGGAGACGATGATCAACTTCGCCAAGGAGAACGACATGGATGAAGAAGCCGCAGAGAAGTTTTACAGCAAGATTGATGAGATGATCTCGGCTATAAACTCCGGCAACATATCCAAGGAAACACTTCTTGCCATGAAAAGGGCATTCAACTACGAACAGGAAGTCTCCAAAGAGAAAGAGAAAGCCGCAGCCGCAGAGCGCAACAAGATCATTGTGGCGCAGAAAGAGGCACCGGAGAAGAAAGGAGACGGACTGCCGAAACTCTCAAAGACCTCCAATGAACCGGAACCGGTGAAATCCGCACCTACCTGGCTTGATGGAGTAATAGAGAGGGTAAATAGCAAAAAGGTTATTTAACTCTATGATAATTAGGTATTAACATTTAAAACAAGAAAGAATGAAAAAGTATAATTTATTCAATATCGCAACCAAACTATTTGGACTGGCGGTGGTGATGGCTGTTCTGGCAGCATTATCAACACTTTATATAGCCGGTATAACGATGGCCCTTGTCGGAGCCGTTGTCACCGGAGCTCCTGATGGTTCGGGAACGGTAACTATGGAACAGGTAAAAGCCGGATCAGCCGATCTGGACGTGAACTACATCTCGAAGAAGGTAAGCGAGATGCGCCCGGCAGCTACTCCTCTTGATACTATCATGAGGAATATAAACAACCAGCAGTCTATCAAGTCATTTATCTCTGAGTACTATGCCGTTGAAAGCCGTCCATTCTATGATACTGTCAACACACAGTACACCAAGGGCGGCGATGGTAATACATCTTATGACCTCGTTGTCAATAATGTTGGTATGTGGAGTGCAGATGATACTCTTATGGTAAATGGTATCGCAGGGTCAGACAGCAAGGATCTTGTATGTTTTGTTGTCTCAAAGAACGTGTCTGGGAATACCATTAAGATACAGCCTCTTAATGGGACAGCAGGATCAGGTTCCACAGAGGGCTCACTGATCATCCCTGCCACAATCCCGGCAGACACAAGGCTTGTGAGGATGGGACCTGCCAAGAACGAACTTGACGCACAGCACTCACCCTATGCTATCGTGCCTGTTAAGACAAACAACTACGTGCAGATATTCATGGCGCAGGTTGAAGAAGGCCGTTTCCAGAGGGAGCATGCAAAAGAGGTTGACTGGAACTTCACGGATTATGAGGCTCAGAATATCTATGATATGAGAGCTTCTATGGAGCACTCATTCCTGTTTGGCTATAAATCCAAATTTAATGACGTAACAGCAGCCAAAGAGAGGTACACCACCGGTGGGGTAACCCGCTATATAACCAAATCTCTGGAATATGGTACCGGTGGCCTTGACAGGACTATAGACAATACCACTTTCGTTGACTGGAACAGATCAATATTTGAAGGAAACAGTGGTAGCGATACCAGGCTGCTCTTTGGAGGTGATGGTCTTATGGCTAACCTGATGAAGGTTGATACTATCCTCAAGCAGATCGAGGCCAAGAATACCGAGGTCGTTTATGGTGTCCGCTTCAATAAGATAGAGACCAATCACGGGATTCTGCTCTTCAAACGTCATCCGATGCTTTCATTTGCCGGATGGACTGACAAAGGTATCGTGCTTGATATAAACAATATTGAGAAACACACCTGGAAGCCCATGCAGATCACTACCCTTGATCTTATCAAATCAGGACAGAGACTTGCCGATGCGGTAGTTATTATGGAAGCCAGTGCCGTCATAACTCGTTATCCCGACACTCACGCCATTATATCTCCGAAAGCTTAGATGCTAATAATGAAAGGGGAGTAACCATTCTCCCCTTTTCTCCTATAGTATTAATAAACACATGAAGAAATGAGTATCAGAAAGACTTATCGTTCACTCGTCTATAAAGAATTAGACACTTATGTCCTTGTAGATGGAGTAAAGAGGCTGATCCAGTTCAGAGGCGGAAGCCTGCAACCCAGGATCAACGGAATCTATGTAACAGAGGACCCCAAGGTTGTCGAGGCTATGGACAGTGACAGGGGTAACGGAACATCATTCGTATGTATCAGATCAGAAGGAGAATCCGAACCTGCTGAAAAGAAAAAGACTGTCAAGCCTGCAGAGAAGAAGAAAGAACCAGGGGAGGATCTCGAGGAGGTACCTGGTATAACCAACCTGCAGGATGCAAGAAACTACATGCTATCCAGGTATGAGGACCTGAGACCTTCACAGCTTAATAACACTATCATGGTGAAGGCCCAGGCAGTTAAGAAGGGAATAAAATTCACAGAGCTCGTATAAGCAATGGAAAGGGCCGCACTGATAAATATAGTAAAGGTTAAACTGGATGAGTTCTCCCCAGGGGATATAGGACTTCCGTTTGATGATTATATCGGCCCTATGCTGGATGAAAGCGCAAGGGAGGTACTTGAGAGGGCTCCCTTGCATCTTCTCTCTCCTACGGCCATCCCAACAGCAGAGACAACATTTCTTAATGACAAGGCATATATACCCGTGCCATCAGACTATGTAAGGCTGTATGAGATCAAATACCCTCAATGGAAAAAATCTGTCAGGAAAGCTATCTCCGCAGAGGACCCGCAATATAAGATCCAGGAGAATGAATACATAAAGGCCGGTCTTGCACGACCAGCCGTTGCTATCGTTCGCACAACCCTTGACGGAGGTGCGACCATAGGAAGATATTTCGAGTGCGGGAAAGTGGAAGAAAACATAACATCCCCACCTACACCAACAGCACTATACATAAAAACGACCCTACCTGAAGAACTCGAAGATATACTCGCTGATACCCTGACCTGGCTCTGCACCGCCAAGGTGCTTAGCATATTGGGTTATGGAGACAAGGCGGCTATTGCCTTAGAGCATCATACACAAGCTTTAATGGCATTATCAACATAGTACTAACAATTTAATACTTACTACGATGCAGATTGGACAGGATATAAAAATCAAAAAATGGGACCCTAAGATCCTCTTACGCTCACTCCGGCATGAATTTTCCGCATGGCTCGGAGTAGGAGCATCGCAACTGCAGCTTAATGGCGCAAACTTCTCTAACATAAAGACCATCAAGCTTACCATCGGAGCACCCGGAGTAGCCGGATGTGATTTCAATTTTACTTCGGCAGCCAACACTTCTCAGCAGAATATTAACCTGGGAGAGATAATCCCGGCTCTTGCAAGAGTGCTTGATGTCAAGCTTCATACAGAGGTGGGTTTTGAACACTCCCTGTCAACCCTTGTTGCGGAAGTAGGAAATCCCAGTTCTGGTGCGCATGCCGTTGCCTGTGTTGCACATACCGGAGTACTGAATGTTGCTCCAAGTGCTTCGGCCTCCAAAGTCTATGTAGGTGTTACCCCTGGAGCTAACTGGTCTAATATGGTACAGGGCAGGGTAGCGGTCCATATAACCTACATTGAGGCTAATGAGGTGAATAATACCGATACGACTACTACTACGACTCCGACTCCGACTCCGACTCCGACTCCGACTCCGACAGAGTAAATACTGTTTGGCATGTTAAGTTTTGTGATACCATATCATAATGACGGAGAGGAGTTGATTCAGACCACGATCTCTCAGATAGCAGATACTATTGATGTGTCTCCTTATGAGATCATTGTTGTTGATGACGGTTCCGACGAGCCTCTTTCCCTGGAAGAAGCAAAGGTTATAAGGCACCCATTCTCTAAGGGGGTGGGTGCTGCCTTTGACACAGGAGTTGCAGAGGCGAAGTATGAGAATATCATCCTTATGGGTGATGATATACGCTTTATGAAAAATGGCTGGGCCTCAAAGATGCTCCGTCATATTCAGAATTATCCGAAATCACTCATAGCCTCCAAGTGTATCAAGATAAACAAGCATTCCAGGTGTCATAATGAGGAGATCATTGACGGGAAATGTATCAAGTGCGGGAAGCCCGCTCTTGATAATATGGATATAGAATACCGGAGGAACTCTCCGATAATGAACGGAGCTACAATACTGATATATCATGATGAGACCTCCAATCCAGGACGGGTGCCTGAGAATTTCCGCTCTATCCTTGAGGCCCGGTGGCTGCCAAGGAGGAATGACACAGAGCCCTTTGAGATACCATGTGTCCTGGGTGCATTCTATGGAGTAAAAAAATCCTGGTACGAATATATTGACGGATGGGCCGGTCACAGACGGTGGGGCACACTTGAGCCCATGATTAGCCTTAAGAGCTGGCTTTTCGGAGGCAGTTGTATTCTGGCCCCGGACATTGAGACGGCACATATATTCAAATTTAAAAAAGATGCCAGGCCCATAGGCTCAGAGATACTTATATATAACAAGATGCTCACTGCACTACTGTTGTTTCCAGATCCTCTGCCACTTGTCAACTTCTTTCCCAAGCAAGCGCCTGCCGTACAGAAAGCGCTGGCAATGATCCTTGAAAACGAAGATTGGATAATATCAAAGATGGAAGAGTACCGGGAAAAGATAGTCATTGATCATTCTTTTCTTGCTGAGAAGTTTGGCCTGGACTATCGGGTAAACAACGTAAACCCGGAGCTCATAAGGGAAGATGCCAATAAAATATATGCCAATAAGGACAGGCATTATTCCAGGCACTATTCAAAAAGTCCATACCTGAAAATATGGGAACATGCAGCTTCTTATATCAACGGTGTTGATATGGTTTGCGATATAGGTTGTGGCCCTGGTCAGCTTATGGAGCTATTGCTTGATAAGGATGTAACCGGATATACGGGTATAGATATTTCCCCTGTCGCAATAAGCAAAGCATGTGATCTATTGTCAAAGAGGAAAGATGCTTTTAAGGTATCGCTTGTCTGTACAAACATCCTGAACGGCTTCACTATGCCACAAGCAGACAAGTATGTTCTTATCGAGATCCTTGAACATCTTAATGAGGACAAGCAACTCCTTGCCAAGATACCGAGGGGTAAAGAAGTTATCCTTAGTGTACCCAGCTACCTGGGAGGTTCGCATGTTCGTAAGTTCGATAATGCAGAGCAGGTAAAGGAAAGGTATGGTTCAATAGTGTTGCCGGAAGAGATTGTTGAACTAAAGCATGGCTCCGGAAAGATATTCGTCCTGAAAGGGATAAAAACATAATAAATAAATAATTAAAGTCATGGGATACTTAAAAAAGCTTTTAGATAAAGACGATGACCTGAAACCCATGCCGCTCATGAAGCTTGCATTTCCTCATGATGTTGACGGAACAGCTGCTTCAACTCAGAGCAAGGCTATTAATGGATATGTGGTCAGGATCGTCTCACTTGATAACCTCCTGCGTATAAAAATAGGTGCTAACCCAACTGCGGGGACAACGAATGACGCTGCTGTTCCTGCTCTTGGAGAGATATATCTTCCTATTGAGCCAGGGCAAAAAGTTGCAGTCCGGGGTGGCCAGGCAAACATAGCCACAGCATGCTACTATGATGATATTGACCCAACTACTACTACTCCAACGCCAACTGAATAAATGTATTTCTTATGAGATTGAATACACTAAATCGGCTTAATACCCTTAACAGCTTTGGAGCAAAAAAGGCTGGTCAGTCGTGGAGTACATACTGGAC